CTAACGTTATGGCTCCTGGAGATACGCTAAAACAGTATTTAAAGGTATACAACACCCTTGTAAAAAGAAAAGTAAAAAGTTTTGATAGTCATAAAGAAGCACAAATAAAACTATATAATTTAGGTTATAAAAAAGCGGTATGTATGGAGGACACCGATATGAAAAATATATTTCAAACTAAAAAGGTAGATATACCTAAACCTAATAACCACTGTAAAACTGTCCGTGGTCGTGACCCTTGGGAAACTGACTGGTTAGTAGAACTCACTGACAAAAACCCACTGAGTCAAAAGATAAAAAACAGACTCAGTAATTATAAGGATGTTAATAAAGGCACCCCAAGTATAGCTAACATATTAAAGTTTACTGAACTAGATATCAATGATATTAAGTATGACAAAAAACTAGGATATATTAAATTATACAGACTTAATGAAGGTAAAAAAGTTTACAAGTAAAGTATACATATTAATAGAAACTAGGTATAGTAAAGTATATGGTAAGTAATAAAAACGTAGATCCTAAGTGGAAAGAAAAACGTATAAAAAAGATAAACTCTAAAGGTTTAAAGTGTGATGACTCACACCCAGACTTTGATGAGGTGCAAGCTATATACACTAGTAGAGCTAGAAACTATAGACAATTTATAGAGGAGTTTTTTAAAGATGCATAAATTAGAAACAGATATACCTTTACCAGAAAAACATTTAAACAATAACAAATACGATTTTCATTTATTAAAAGAGAGCGGTCATAGTATTGGTTACCCTGTAGAAGACGCGTTAGATATACAAAGAATACGTATAGCTTTGAGCAGATACGCTAGTAGACACGATTTTGAGTACACTACTAGAATAGAAGACAGTGACGATGAACGTAAGTTAAGAGTATGGAGACTATAGAAAATACAGATAATACTAAATGTGTACGCTGTAAGGGTAAGATAGGCTACAGGTACAGAAAAGAAGGTATAGTTGTTTGTGAAAAATGCAACCCAAATAAAAGTCCGTATCAAGTAGGTAAAGCTAAAGTATCAGATGACGGTAAAATATACGAAGGATTACGTAAACAATTTTTAGGAGCACACCTAGATGATATTAATATTATTGACCGTAGTAACGATTATTATATTGACGATACAATACTTAATTTAGCAGAAGAGTTTGAAGAACGTGATAAAGAAGCTAGACGTCAACATGAGAATAAAAGAGTTTACGACGCTTTAGTAACTATGCATGAATCTATAAAAGAAAATAAAGGTGAGTACAGTAGCACACAAAGATATCACAGGCTTAAAGAAATACCTGAAAACTTGAGGGATACCGCAGGTAAGTTTATGCTAAGTATGAAGGGTTGGGGATGGCAAAAAAGAAACTAACTCCCCGCCAAGAAAAATACGCACAAAACGTGGCTAAGGGCATGAGCAAAAAAGACGCAGCACAAAAAGCAGGTTATAGCGAAAAGAATGCAGCTAGAGCGGGCAGTATGCTCGACAGTAAAGCCAACCCTTTAGTAAGCCAACGTATACAAGCCTTACAGAAAAAAGCAGCCAAAAAAGTAGAACTTGATTTATCTACTCACCTTACAGATTTAAAAGACATACGTGAGGGAGCTATGCGTAATGGTGCGTGGTCTGCTGCGGTTACTGCAGAAGTAGCTAGAGGTAAAGCAGCAGGACTATACATCAACCGTAGTGAGCTAGTAGTAAATAAAGTAGAGACTATGGATAAAGAACAAATACTAGACCGTTTAAAAGAGTTATACTACGAAACTGGCGGTATACTGCCTATGGGCACAATTATAGAAGGGGAAGCAGATGACGGAGAAACCTAAAGAAATATTTGAAACACCATACATACTTAAAAACACTATGTTAGGTATTAAAGGTGAGTGGATGCTTGATAAAACTACGTGGACTTTAGTGCAGAGTAGTTTAAAAGAAATAAAAGAATTTATAGTAAATGACGGTAAGTATGACCTAGAAACTGACCTTACGGACTACCCTAAAGAGTTAGTAAAGGATGTTTATAGTGTGCCTTTATTTACTAAAGAGTTCTGTGAGATGATGGTTGATGAAATAAAAAATATGCAAGACTCATATAACCTTGACTTTGAAGCTAATGAAACAGAGGATTATTACCGTCAAATACCAGAAATAACCTTAGCTGATAATGTTCCTGTTTTACACGATGTCCTTTGGTCCGTGGCACAGAACGTTCTCAACCCTGTGTTTTTCGCCGTGTGGCAGCGATACTGCTCTCGGGTAGGAAGCATACAACTTGCTAACTACAACCCTACTGAAAAAGAGAAGGGTGCTTGGCATCACGATCAGTCTGCAGATATATCGGTTGTCGTGCCGTTAAACACTGGTGATTACACAGGGGGAGGAACAGAGTTTTATAATAGAGGAGTGGTTGACCCTTTACCTAATGGTAGTGCTTTATTTTTCCCTAGCTTTACACACATGCATCGAGGACAGGTGGTACAAGAAGGCGATAGATACTTACTGGTATTTTGGTTACTAGGAAGTTACGATTAAGCTTTACATCTTTATACAATTTAACTAACCTATAACTAGGTTATAAATAACCCGCTCTTTTATTTATTAGCAATAGAAGGTAATATATTCATATGGCTTTAACCTTATTATTCAGCAACGGTAAAAAACTCAAAAAACCTATAACCAAAGAAAAGACAAAGACATGGTATGTCCCGTATACAACTATAGAAGTTGAGATGCACAAGATAGAAGCGGATACGTATCAAGAAGCTATTAATAAAGCAACTCTACGTAACCGTAAAGGCAAGGTAAAGACATACACACTACAAGAAACACACTCAACCGACGCTTTTTTAACTCCGCACGTTAAAGAGCCTAATGAATTATTCAGTAGGTTTATTCATATGTTTAACGTCACGGTTGAAGATTTTGATAATACCTAGTGATCATACTTGACGTTTAATATACTTTACTTATACTTAATTTATTACGGAGGACTAAGTATGAATGAAGATATTAATAAGTCTATAGCTACTTTAGAAAAAGCTGTACAATATTATATTAATAATAACGACGACGCCCTAGAGTGTAACTCACTTTACGGTAGTTTTGTTATGGTTAAACTAGCTTTAGAGCAGTTTACTTTACTAGATACACTGAGTAAAACTACTAATGAGTAAGTGTAAGTTATGTAAAGAGGACATGCCTAAGGGTAGAGCGGAGCTAGGTTATATAACCTGCTTAGAATGTGGTGAGATGGCTGCACAAATACTCGCTAGTAAGCGTAGAAAACAAGTAGCCCCAGCCTATAATAAAGGTGCTTACCAATTTATAACTGTTAATGATTTAGAAACTATAGGGAGGTAGTATGAGCACTGATTGTAAACACGAGAACATAGCTAACAGCTATAAAATAACCAAAGACGGAGTATTAGTTAGCGTATTAGAGTGTGAAGATTGCGGTAAACGTGAAACAGAAATAAATGATACCGAACTAAGTAACGTCCCCGAACATCTACGGGGTTATTCAAAAGAAACGTTGTTCACTCTAAATAAAATATTTAATCGTTAAGAGTATGGTTTACATCAAACCGCACCTTACCTATTATTTAATAGTTAGTTAATTTATATACAGGGTAATACCCAGGAGGAAAAAATTATGTCTAACGATAACGGATATGTTAATAAACAAAACCCTAACAGGGGTAAAGTATTAGACGCACTCGACGATATGTTTGACTACTTACAAGTAAGGCTAAACGACCTTGAGGGGCGTATTAATAGTATATCAACGGCTACCCACGTTGACTTTAATATTAATGACTACGTGCACAAGGAAGAGTTAGTTGAGACCTTAGAGCATTTTAGGGATAACCTATATATTGACTCTTACGACGTTACTATTGAAGCTAACCTTGACGGTGATATGCCCGTAAGGAGTGACGGTATTGACCGTGTTGACCTTGACGCTATGACCGAGAAGCGTCAAAACCCACCCGTAGAATTACCAGAAGGTGATGACGATGAGTGATAAAAAGTGTATTAAAGTTGCGTTAGTTGACCCGTTTGAGCAGGAGGTAGTTTATAAAACTATACCTACTAACTCTCACGGGTCGATATTAGGCGGAGTTAAACTAGAAATCGATTGTAGTTTAATTGATATAGTTACCTTGAGTGACAAGCATATGGCTATAGTAGATGACGAAGGTTTATACCGAGAGGACACTAGGTATAGTTTATTACCTGTGTATCCTCAACCGTTGGCGGGTAAGGTTGTAGTTTGTAACTATGACGATGAAGGTAATACTACGGATATCGATGATGATATGTATGACGAGCTAGATAGCTACACTAAGTTTATGCATAAAGAGTTTAGCGTAGAGCCTAGATTTGAGTTTATGCCGTTGCCTACGGGTAAGGAGATAAACTAATGTCTACACGAGCGGTTTACACGTTTCATTCTGTAGCTTCCCCTGAGGGAGCTACGGATAGCAACCCTATAAGTATATATAAGCACCATGACGGTTATCCGTCGGGTGCTTTAAGTTTTTTACTCAACGCGTCATTATATTGTAGTGACGAGGTTAAGTTTACCACGTGCTCTTACGTTGATACTAACTCTTATCTTGATGATGAAGTAGAACCTATTACCGTAGCCAGTGTGCGTGACCAGTTTGTATTAGGGTTTATGATGGACCGAGCTAACGCAGGGCATAAATACTTTACTGCGTCGCCCGAGGTACACGGTGATATAGAATACGCCTACAATATTTACGTAGAGGATTTTAATAAAGCTAAAGAGCCTAACTACAACCCAGTAGTAGAGATTATGTCTGTGTATACTGGGGTGAGTGATAATTATCAACAAAACCATAAGTATGAGTTAGTGGCTAAAGACACTCTTGATAAACTATACGCAGATTTAATAAACGGTAAGGACTATGAAACAGGATAATTTATACTACCGTGACTCTACCATAACGGACATAGTAAAGTGGGCAGAAGACCGAGGTCTTTTGTCCGCCAAAGACAATGAAGCTAAGAGTGCACAGTTAATAAAACTTACTGAAGAAGTAGGTGAGTTAGCTAGAGCGTTTAGTAAAAAAGACAGGTGGGAATTAGTAGATTCGATAGGGGATTGTATGGTTGTGTTGATAGTTATTGCCTATCAGCACGACCTTACGCTTGAAGAGTGTTTAAGTAAAGCCTACGAAGAAATAAAAGACCGTAAAGGCGTTCTAAAAGATGGTTACTTCATTAAGGAGTAACCGCCCCATGCCCTTTGACTAGGGCTATTATAATACTAGGTTATTTAATAAAAGGAGGAACCTAATGAGTGAATTACAAAATAAATTTAATTGGCAGGATGACCGTGCTACGGACGACGCCTACTATATATCCGATACCTTAAACAACTATATGGATGAGTTTAAAGAGTTGGGAGCTATTAACGGTATAGGCATATGGGTATACGAGGATAAAACCTACACTTATGTAGCCCATTATTTTTACGATGATACAGCTAAGTCTGACTTTCGACATTCTGCTAACTTATACAGGATTGAAAAAGATGAACAGATAAGGGGGTTAGTGTAATGAAAAGTTATAAAGATTATCAACCTACGCTGGAGTGTGATACTTGTGGCTATACGCTACATGGTGATATGCCACAAATAGTTATGACTTGTGAAGATTGCATACAGGAAAAAGAAATGTTTGAAAATATGAATACCGAAGAAAGATTAGAAGAAGTTGTCCATTGGGTGATTGAGGATTTATGGGAGGAATTAACTCAAAGCAGTAGGTTAAGAGTTATAAGACAATTAAAATTTATGGGTTATCCCGTTGAAGATTTAGAAGGGGTAAAAGATGAGGATTATCCTGACCAAGTTGACCCTGCTGATGAAGACCATATTTATTTTAATGCTGACCCAGGTGAAAAACCTAAGTAAAGCTGTTACTTATATATTGGCTGTGGAAAAAAAGTTTTCTAAAACTGTAAAAGTTTTCTATTTAGCTAATAAGCCAATAGTCACGGAGCTGTAAAGCTCTAGTCTAGTCCTTTTATCGTGGCTATTGGCTACCCTATTACCGACCTATTGCCTATTTGAAGACAATAACTTATTGATGGGTAATTATTGGTAACACCAAACATAAAACATGTAGCAGGTTTGGTAATAGAATAAACCGAATAACAGTTCTCTATATAGGCAGAACTGAGAAAACCTAAGGACACGCACCACGAACCAAAATATATGGACCACGGACCAAAGACACCGATCAAAGACAAAGACATCATGATCGTGATCCAAAGACAATAGCCAATAGCCCATGGACCAAAGACAAAGACACAAAGACATTACGATCGTGATCATGATCTGTGGCTCATGGTCCTTGTAACCCCGCTGTAAAAATAAAAGGACTTTTTACTATATACCCCTTTACTTTTACTATACTATCCGTTAATATAATAAGGTATTTTATATTTATTTAGCCCTTAGGGCAGGAGGTAAAAATGTCAAATACTAAAACTAAATCTAACGCTACCGTTAATGCTAACCCTAACCCAGCCGTGCTTACGGTTGACGTTAGTAAAGCTAGAGTTGAGGGAGCTAACTTTAACCAGACCCGCCTTAAAAAAGCGAGTAAGGCTAAAACCCGTAATGACTTAGTAGAAATTTATACTACCCTTTTTGGTAGTAATAATTACCGTAGCCATTTAAACTACGATATTAAAAAGGGAGCTATAGTACTAGAGAGCTAGTACTACCCTGAGCCAACTAGGGGGCTTGCGCCCCCTTTTTTATACCCGAAAAAGTTAGTAAGTACTTACTTACGCGTCGCACTGCGTGCGACACATCGGCGTCGCCTACGGCGACGCACAGAGACCCAGGTTTACTTTAATTTTACTTTAGGACAAAGACACAGCGACCGTGCACCAAGGACAACTGGACGACCTGCCGAGTCCTCGCTTCGCTCGGACACAGACGACAGACAGATCAACCCCCCACCCCCCTTAATACGGCTAACGTATATAAGTAGCCGTAGCTAAGATTTTCAGACTCATTTACTATAAAAATTATCTTTTGAACTAAAACGCTATACCCTAAATTTTTTGCAAAATTTTTTTATAATATTGAGATGTCTAAACGACTAACTAAATACTTTGAATCTATAAAAGAAGTTTGCCCTTATTCAGCCCCTTCTTATAAAAACGGTAAACTATTAGTATTTGACTACGACCCACAGTTAGTAGACGAATATTATCAAGTAATAGAACAGTATGACGCTATTATGTTTGAATGTCCCTCCTCGACGTCTCGCGACTCACTATTAACCATACTCGAAGACTTAGAAGACGAACGCCCTAACGCTATGTGGTTTTGGTCACACCCCATAGAAAAACATAACAGCACTCCTAAACCTTGTATAATTATGCAGAACAAAGTAAACTTGAAGAAGGCACGTAAGGAGTTTTTTAGTAAAATCAAAGATGATAGAGAATCTACTAAATAGTTTAGCTAAATATCAAAGCGAAGAAGAGTATAAAAACATGCTCGAGGATATGAGTAAGGCACCAGCTGGATTTTTTCCATCTGAGTCTGTCGCGTCGCCCCGTGACCCTGGACCTACTGAAAAGCTACAAACTTACTTAACTGATTTATTAGGTAATAAATATTCAGCTAAAGGTCTAACCGATGTTTTAAGTTTTGCCCCAATTAGTGGTAATATACTAGGTTACTTAGAAGGTAAAGAACTAGAAAAACAAGGTAACGTAGGTTTAGGTAGTTTAATACAGGCTGCCTCAGTTGCTATTCCTGGTGGTGCTAAAATACCTAAACCTAAAGTAAAACCTAAAATAGAACCGTTACCTAAAATAACGCCCACTAAAGTGGAAACCACTAATACTAACCCAGACTTTGGTGATCTAGAACTAGATGGGTTTGAAGTAGTCGGCGGGTTACCCAAGTCTAGTAGAACTAACTTTACCAGTAACGCTGAAGCCAGATTGGCTACTAACCTTACTTTCCCTAAAGCTAATAAAAAATATAACGTTGAAGATTTAATAAAAAACACTATAGCTACCGCTCCTCCTAGTTTACGTAACAGTATCACTGAACAGTTTGATGACTTTGTTTCATCTAGTTTACGTAATAAAAAAGCCACGAAACAAGAACTATTAGACGATATGGGTAAAAATACGCCTGTGTTTAAAGAAAACTACATGAACGACCCCGACGCTTTAGTTAGGGATGCTACGAACATGCACCATGGAAAGCATATGCCTAATATTCCTGGAACTAATAGTTTCCCTGAATCATTATTTGAAGCTTCACTTTTAAATAAACCTACTTCAGTAATAGAAAAGTCTTTTTCTTTTAGCCACCCTAAGTACTCTACTCTCAGTAACCCCATACACCCTGAAGTAGGTCTGGGTTCAGTAAACATAACCCCTAACGCAGGCAATATACTTAGGGATAACCCAAGTTTAGCTAATACTCAAAACCGTGTTTTCCATTCAAGGGGAGCTATTTACGATGATGTAGGTGAAGAAGGAGAAAAAGTTTTTATAGCTGGTGAAGGACAGTCAGGCGTTTACGGTAGAAACAATACGGTAAAAAGTGCTGAGGAGTACGCTAGTAGAAAAGGACGTTTTAGTCTTACAGAATCAGAAGAGCTTAGAGAAGGTCCGTTATCAGCTATACTTAATAGTGCAGACTCAGCTCAACCTACTTATATAGGTGAGTATGAATTAACTCCGTTTTTACGTAGACCCGAATTTAAAGATACTGTTAAAGATTTAACTAAAACTAGAGCTGATGAACTTAAAAATATACAAGAAGCTGAAGCTTTAGGTGCAGGGTTTAGAGGCGGTATGAAAGAGGTTGAAGGTATAAAAACTAAATACAGTAGACTCTTTATAGAAGCTACTGAAGGAGTTGACCCGCCTCCTAGTTTTACTCAAGTTGAAAATAAAATAAATGCAGCTGACAATAGAATATTAGATCAATACTACCGTGTCTCAGATTTAGAAAACCAAATACAGTTTAGAACTATAGAAATAAACCGTAGTTATAACGATTTAATAAAACCTTTATTAAAAGGTGGGGATCAAGTAGCTGAAGGTAAACTACCTTTAGTTAAAGAATGGTTTCCGTTACACATGAAAACCAGCATGAACGAAGCTATAGAACAAGGGGCTGACTCTATATATTTCCCCGTTAATAGTTACGCAGTAGCTAAACAAACTGGTCAACCTTTACGACCTGAAAGAATACGTGAGTTTAAATACAGAACGGATAGTTTTGAAGAAGCAGAGAGCCAAATGCTCCCTTACATGCCAGGAGAAACAGCTAAAAGTTTAGGGCGTTTTTACTATAACGAAACTAAAAGAGGCTTAAAACGTATAGAAGCTGAATACAATATAAAACTAAACGCTAAAACTATAAACGACGACAATAATAATGAATTTATAAAAGTAGCCTTAACCCCAGAAATAAAAGACGCACTCAAAAGAATACTATACAACCGTGGGGGGTTAGTAAGTATGATGCCGTTAAGATATGGAATATGATTTAAGCGATCTCCCCGAAGACGTACTAAAAGAACACCTAGAACTAACTGAACGTTTAAAAGAAATACAAGACGTTGAAAACAGTAAAGATAATTTTTTAAACTTTGTTAAGAGTCAGTGGCCACAGTTTATTAGCGGTGCCCATCATAAAAAGATGGCGGAAGCGTTTGACCGTATAGCTAAAGGTAAAATAAAACGGTTAATAATTAACATGCCTCCGCGTCATACTAAGAGTGAGTTCGCTAGTCATTACTTCCCCGCTTACTTAGTAGGACGTAACCCTAGTTTAAAAATACTACAAGCCACCCACACCGCAGACTTAGCAGTAAAGTTCGGGCGTAAAATTAGGGACTTGATGTTGACGGAAGACTTTCAAAGAGTATTCCCTGACGTACTAATAAACCCAGACTCAAAAGCAGCAGGTAAATGGGAGACGCAAGATAAAAGTAACCCTAAGTTAAAAGGTGAGTATTATGCTGCGGGTGTCGGGGGTGCGTTAGCTGGTAGAGGAGCGGACTTATTTATTATTGACGACCCACACTCTGAACAAGACGCTATGAATCCTAAAAGTATGGAAGATACTTACGATTGGTATACTAGTGGACCCCGCCAACGTTTACAGCCAGGAGGAGCCATAGTAATAGTTATGACTCGTTGGAACGTTAATGACCTTACGGGTAGGTTACTTAAAGATGCTGCCCGTGATCCTAAAGCTGACCAGTGGGAAGTTATAGAACTACCCGCTATATTACCTAGCGGTAAAGCCTTGTGGCCAGAGTACTGGAATATTGATGAACTAGAAAGCGTAAAAGCTAGTTTACGTGGTGGACCTAAATGGCACGCTCAATACATGCAGAATCCTACGTCCGAGGAAGGTGCTTTAATAAAACGTGAATGGTGGATGACTTGGGAAAGAGACAGACCACCGCCTTGTGAATATTTAATACAAAGTTACGATACCGCTTTTTTAAAAAGTTCAATGGCTGATTATTCAGCTATTACTACTTGGGGAGTTTTTTACCCAGAAGGTCAAATAGGTGATGAGTTTTACGACGGCACAGTACCACACATCATACTACTAGATTGTATTAAAGGTAGGTATAGCTTTCCTGAACTTAAAGCCGTAGCCTATGAACAATACAGTGAGTGGGAACCTGACGTAGTTATAATAGAAAGTAAGGCTACTGGTATACCGCTCACCCAAGAACTACGTAACTTAGGTATACCCGTACAAAACTTTACACCTAGTAAAGGTAACGATAAAGTAGCTAGAGTTAATGCCAGTACCCCACTATTTGAGTCAGGTATGGTTTGGGCACCTGATACTAAGTTCGCTTACGATATTATAGAAGAGTGTGCTGCTTTTCCTGCGGGTGATCATGATGACTTAGTAGACTCAACAACTCAAGCGTTACTACGTTTTAGGCAAGGTGGTTTTGTAAAACTGCCTAGTGATTACGAAGAAGACGATATATACTATAAAAGAAAAATAAGTTATTATTAAAAAATGGCTATTGAAAAAACTCCAGTAAATATGCAGAACGGTGGTGAACCACCAGTAGAAGAGCAAGGTATATCAGTAGAACTACCAGAAGAAATGAATATACAAGGCGACCTTACTACCGCCTTTGAAATAAATCCAGACGGTTCAGTTAATCCAGTGATGGAAGAGATGAATATGTTAATGACTGAACATCAAATGAACTTAGCCGAAGTTTTAGACGAAGCTACTCTCAACACTTTAAGCACTGAGTTACTTTCAGCGTACGATGATGATAAAAGTTCTAGACAAGACTGGCTAGATACCTTTACTAAGGGTTTAGATCTACTAGGTATAAAAACAGAAGAAAGAGAAGAACCATTCCCAGGAGCGACAGGTGTGCACCACCCGTTATTAAGTGAAGCCGTAACTCAGTTTCAAGCTCAAGCCTATAAAGAATTACTGCCCGCTGGTGGACCAGTAAAAACTAGGATTATGGGTAACGAAACATCAGACATACAAGCACAAAATCAAAGAGTAAAAGAATTTATGAACTATCAAATAACTGAGGTCATGACTGAATATGACCCAGAGATGGATAGTTTACTATTTTACCTACCTTTAGCAGGTAGTGCTTTTAAAAAAGTATATTACGATAACCTACTGGGTCGTCCAACTAGCCGTTTAGTAAAAGCCGAAGACTTAGTAGTATCATACGAAACGACAGACCTTGAATCTTCCCCTAGATTTGTGCATGTAATTAGTATGACAGGCAATGATTTGAAAAAATCTCAGCTAAACGGCACCTACATAGACACAAAACTAGTTGAACCTAGTGCTGATATTGAGTATAACGAGGCTAAAGAGAAGATGGATGAGCTACAAGGCATGTCTCCATCAATAAATGACTACGATGAATACACTATTTTAGAGTTTCATGTTGATTTAGAGCTAGAAGGCATTGATAATTACGGTTTTGGTGTGCCTTATGTGGTAACTATACTTGAAGATGAGAGTAAAATACTCTCAATTAGGCGTAATTGGGACGAAAATGACCCATTATTCCGTAAAAAAGAGTATTTTGTACACTATAAGTTCCTTCCAGGACTAGGTTTTTACGGTTTTGGGCTAATCCACATGATAGGAGGACTAACTAAGTCCGCTACTTCTATTTTACGTCAGTTAGTAGACGCTGGAACGCTTAGTAATCTACCCGCAGGGTTTAAAGCTAGGGGTATGAGAGTGCAAGGCGAAGATGAACCGTTACGTCCAGGAGAATTTAGGGATGTTGACGTTCCAGGAGGCGTAATACGTGACGCTTTAATGCCTTTACCCTATAAAGAGCCTAGTAGTGTGTTAAGTCAGCTATTAGGTATATTAATTGACTCAGGTAGAAGGTTTGCTAGTATAGCAGACATGCAAGTAGGTGATATAGGCAGTCAACAACTACCCGTAGGCACTACAGTAGCTATGTTAGAGCGGGGTACTAAAGTGATGTCCGCTATACATAAACGTTTACACTACGCACAAAAGAAAGAGTTTAGGTTACTAGCGGGTATATTTAGTAAAAGCTTACCGCCTGTATATCCTTATGATGTTCCAGGAGCTAGTAGAGAAATAAAAGCTCTAGACTTTGACGATAGAATAGATATACTACCCGTAAGTGACCCTAACATATTTAGTATGGCTCAAAGAGTTATGTTAGCCCAACAAGAACTACAGATGGCACAAGCAGCACCAGATATACATGATTTACGTGAGGCTTATAAACGTATGTACGAAGCCCTAGAGGTAAAAAATATAGAACTTATATTACCGCCACCAGCTCAAGTACCGCCCCGTGACCCCATAAGTGAACAACAAGCAGCATTAACTAACCAACCTATTAAGGCTTTTGAGTTCCAGAACCATCAAGCATATATAGCAGCACATACAGCATTTTTACAGAACCCACAGATGCAACAGAATCAAGGTGCTGCGATGATGATACAAGCTAATATACAAGAACATCAAGCTATGATGTATAAACAACAAATAGAACAAGTTATAGGTCAACCGTTACCTGATATGCAGAGCGGACCGTTACCGCCAGAAGTTATGAATGAGATAGCTAGTGCTGCAGCTCAAGCTACTCAGGTAGTAACAGGTCAAGCACAAGCCTTAGCTAATGCACAACAGATGGAACAAGTTGACCCTATAGTAAAACTCAAGGAAGCTGAAATACAACAAAGAGCACAAAGAGATTCACTTAGGGCTCAAGTTGATGCTGAGAGAATAAAATCAAATGAAGCGATAGCTGAAATGAAAATAGCTCAACAGCGTGAGGCAGCTGAAATGAAGGAAGAGGGTAGTATTCGTAAGGAATATTATGATAGACTAAAAGAAGTCAGAGAATCTGACACATTAACTAAAGGAGAATAAAATGCCAGGAAGAATGATGAAACAAGGTAGAAACCGTGGATCTATGATGAAAAAGAAACGTGGTGGTTCTACTATGATGAAAAAGAAACGTGGTGGTTCTACTATGATGAAAAAGAAACGTGGTGGTGCTACTAAGAAAAGGAAAAGGAAATAACATGCCAGGAAATAGAGCAAGTATGATGCGCCAGTTATTGGGGCACGGTGGTGAGTCTGGTATGCCTGCGGGTAATGCTAACCGTAGAAGAGTTATGTGTATGGACATGGGTGGCATGGCTGACAAAACGATGAAAAATAAAAAGGTGAAAAAGTGAAGGAAGTAAAAGTACCTAAAGCTAATAGAATAGATTTATCTAAACCCGTTACTTACGGTGAACTTTTAAATAAAAAAGTTTTCGGTATGGGTAAAGGTAAAGCTAAAGGTGGAGGAGCAGCCACTAAAGGTTTAAGTTATAATATTTGCCCTAGCGGTAAAGAGTAGGTGGGTAGCCGTAAGTTCCCTAAGGTAGCTAAAAGTAAAAAAGGCGTACCTAAGGCTTATTTACAAGGTGCTAAAAACCCTAGTGCTAGAGAAAGAGAAATATTACGTACCCGTAAAAAGTATTTATCGGGTAAAATGACTAGTAAAGACTTTGAAGCGGTAGAACGCTCAAGGGCTAAAGATAGGAGAAAATAAATGTCAACGCCAGCATGTGTAAAAAAGTATGCTAAAAGTAGCGGTAAGTCCGAGTCTACTTTAAAAAAAGTTTATAAAAGAGGTCAAGGAGCCTACTTTAGTTCTGGTTCAAGACCAGGACAAAGTTCACACTCTTGGGGTTGCGGTAGAGTTAGAAGTTTTGCTACGGGTAAAGGCGGAGCACGTAAAGCAGACGCTGACCTTTTAGGTAAAAAGAAAAAGAAAGTTAAAAAAGCTAGAGGAGGCGAAAGCGTGAGTCAAGAAAGAAAAAAAGTAGCTCAAAAACAAGGTTTAAAACAAGTACCTAAAGGTAATAAAGGTAAGGGTTTATCAAAATTACCTACAGCCGTAAGGAATAAGATGGGCTTTATGAAAAGGGGCGGAGCAGTAAAGAGCGCCATAGCCAGAGGTTGTGGTCAAGTGATGGAAGATAGGCGTAAAAAAACTAAATACTTTTAATGGCTAAATATCAAGGTAAAACCGTTACTTTAAATAAACCTAGAGCTTTACGTAAAGGAGAGCCAGGATACGGTAAAAAACGTAAGGTAGTTTTTGTTAGTAAGTGTAGTAGCGACGGCAACCGTATAAAGCGTATAACGTTTGGTGACGCTAAACTAGGCATGCACAAAAATAATAAAGCTAGAAAAAAATCATATTGCGCCCGTAGTGGTGGTATAAAAAGCGATAGATGTAGTGCTAACTATTGGGCACGTAGAGACTGGAACTGTTAATTGAGCACACCATATTATTATAACTGTAAATTAGACAGAGTCATAGACGGAGACACTATAGACGTTGATATTGATTTAGGCTTTAACGTAGTCTTAGTTAAACAAAGAGTACGGTTAGCAGGTATTGATACCCCAGAAAGCAGAACACGTAACCTAACAGAAAAAGCTTTAGGACTAAAAGCTAAAGAACGTTTAATAGAACTTTGCGGAGCTGAGCTACAATTAAAATCACTAGGTAAAGATAAGTACGGTAGAATATTAGGCGTACCACACACTACAGACGCTGAAGATATTTGTAAGATATTAATAAAAGAAGGTCACGCAGTAGAGTACTGGGGTGGCACTAAGACTAAAGTCTGGGGATAATATGTTAGAAAAATTACAAAACCTGTTAGAGGAGAGACAAGAACAATTAAAAGATTCTTTAGCAGCAGGTAACATACAAAGTTTTGAAAGTTATCAAAAAATAGTAGGCGAAATAACAGGTCTGTCGTTTGCTATACATACTATTAGAGACCTGCACAAGGAAAATGATTATGACTAAAGAAGTCGCAGCATTCGGTAAAGGCGGTGAGCCTATACCTAATAATGTAGATAGATTCAAGGATGTAAAACTTGAAGCTAAAGTAGAAGAAAAAACCTTCGCCCCAGAAGATATACATGGTGATGAGGAGTTACAAGGTAAACTCCCTAAACCAACAGGTTATAGAATGTTAATCTTACCTTTTAGCCGTAAAGCTAAAACTAAGGGTGGTATTCTATTAGCAGAGTCAACACTAGAAAAAGAGCGTATAGCTACTAATGTTGGGTTTGTAGTTTCACTTGGTCCTGACGCTTATAAAGATACTAATAAGTTTCCTGAGGGAGCTTGGTGTAAAGAAAGGGACTGGGTGATATTTGGTAGGTACGCAGGTGCTAGACTCAAGATTGAGGGTGGTGAACTGCGTTTGTTAAACGATGATGAAATATTAGCTGTCATAGATAACCCTGAGGATATTGAATCAGCTTAATATAAATCACGCACTTTAAGGAGATAACCATGGCAGAAGAAGCTATGCAAACACAAAGCGAAGAAAACGAAGCTGTTGAAGTTGAGTTAGAACCGCAAGAAGAAACACAAGAAACACAAGAAACACAAGAAACAGAAAACGTAGAAACTAAAGAACACGAAGATGAAATAGAACAACAAAGCGAAAAAGTAAAAAAACGTATAAATAAACTTACCTATAAGGTTAGAGAGGCAGAAAGAAGAGAAAATGCTGCCCTAGAGTATGCTAAAGGTTTACAGAACGAATTAAATAAAACTAAAAATACTCTTTCAAAAACTGATAAAAACCTTTATGATGAATATAAAGCTAGAGTAGATACTCAGTTGGGTGCAGCTAGGGCTGACTACAAAAAAGCATATGAAGCAGGTGATACAGAAGGCATGCTTCAAGCTCAAGAAGAAGTCGCTAAGTATGCAGTAGAACAAGAGTCTCTTACTCGTGTGCAGGCTCAACAGCAAGAAGAGGCACAGGCTCAACAGTTACAGCAGGAACAGTACGTTCAACAACCGTTACCTGATCCAGTTTTAACAGCACAGCCTGACCCTAAAGCACAAGAGTGGGCTAGTCGTAATGAATGGTTTGGTAAAGACCTAGCTATGACTACTTCAGCTTTTGCTTTTCACAGACAGCTTGTTGAGTCAGAAGGCTACGATCCAACTTCTGATGAATATTATTCAGAAGTGGATAAAAGATTAAGAGAGGCTTTTCCTCATAAATATAATGAGGCTCAGTCTCAAGGTAGCGTGAATGAGGTAGTAACTGGTTCTAGCAGAGGTGCTACTACCACTAGATCTCAATCACGTAAAAAAGTTAAACTCACACCGAGTCAAGTAGCAATAGCTAAAAGATTAGGTGTGCCACTTGAAGAATATGCTAAGCATGTTAAATAAAGGAGAATAAAATGGTAGAAGAAAATAAAACTACTCAAACAGATCGAACTCCTAGATCTGCATCTACAAGAGAAAATACATCTCGTAGAAAACCATGGAGCCCCCCGTCTTTATTAGACGCACCTAACCCACCAGAGGGATATGTATACAGATGGATACGTGAATCTATGGTAGGACAATCAGACCCAGCGAATATGTCAAAACGTATACGTGAAGGATGGGAACCAGTGAGAGCTGAAGACCACCCTGAGTTTGAAGCACCTACTATTGATGACGGTAAACACGCTGGAGTCATAGGAGTTGGTGGACTAATTCTCGCTAAGATGCCCTTAGAAACTGTACAAGAAAGGAGATCTTATTACTCCAATCTTGCTAACCAACAAATGGAAGCAGTTGACAACGATCTAATGCGAGAAAGTAACTCAAGTATGCCTATTAGTAAACCTAATAGACAATCTAGAGTTACGTTTGGAAAAGGCGGTGGAGAAGGTTAATACCTACTCTACCATAACTAGAACTTTATAATAGGTAATAATTATGGCTAATGTCAATGATCCTAATGGTTTTACACCAGCGTATCATATGTCAGGCGGTGTAATTCGTCCTAGTGAGTTTGCTATCCAAAGTGGAGCTACAGGTGATATTTTTGCAGGTGATGTAGTGAAATTAGCAAGTGGATATGTTTTACAAGCTGGAGCGACAGATGCACCTCTAGGCGTATTTTATGGTGTAGAATATACAGCGACAGATGGTGAGGTAGTTTTTTCAAGAAAATGGCCAAGCACCACTACTACGCTAGGTTCTGCAGATGCTAAAGCATTTGTATATGCTGACCCGAATATAGTTTATGAGGCACAGTACACAGGTACTCCAACTCAAGCTGACGTCGGTAAAGTACATACTATCTCTACAACTGCAGGTGATACTAACAACAACCGTTCAAAAGAAGGTGTGACTACAACTACTAATAGTGGTATTGCTAAACAAGTTGCTTTCGTCGATAGACCAGACAACTCTATAGGTCAATACGCTAGAGGGTATTTTATATTCCCAGCTTCTGTTTTCGGTAACGACTAAAAGGTGATATAGATGGCGATTAATAGAGCTCAATTAGTAAAAGAACTCGAACCAGGACTAAATGCACTTTTCGGTCTTGAGTACGATAGATATGAAAACGAACATGCTGAAATTTTTGATACAGAAAATTCAGACAGAGCGTTTGAAGAAGAAGTTATGTTATCAGGCTTCGCACAAGCTCCTGTAAAAGGTGAGGGTGCTGCGGTAGCTTATGACACAGCTCAAGAAACTTTCACTGCTCGTTATACACATGAAACTGTAGCTTTAGCGTTTGCGTTGACTGAAGAGGCTATTGAAGATAATCTTTATGATAGTCTTTCTTCAAGATACACAAGGGCTTTGGCTAGATCAATGTCTACAACGAAGCAAGTAAAAGCAGCAAACGTGCTTAATAATGGTTTCTCAACTTCCTTTCCAGGAGGCGACGGCAAACCACTCATGACTACTGACCACCCTAGTTTAACTGGTGGTGATCAAGCCAATGAGCCAAGCACAGCAGCAGACTTGAATGAAACTTCATTAGAAAATGCTTTAATTGATATTTCAGCGTTTAAAGATGAAAGAGGCATTAAAATTAACGTACAAGCTAGGAAACTAATTATTCCACCACAACTACAGTTTGTGGCTGAAAGAATACTACAGTCTCCTGGTAGAGTTAACAGCTCAGACAATGATATCAACGCTATGAGAAACATGGGTATGTTCCCAGAAGGCTACGTAGTAAATCATTATTTAACTGATGCTGATGCGTTCTTTATCAAAACAGATGCACCTAACGGACTTAAACACTTCGTTAGATCTCCATTACAAACAGGAATGGAAGGAGACTTTGAAACTGGAAATGTCCGATACAAAGCTAGAGAAAGATACTCTTTTGGCTTTAGTGATTGGAGAGGAATTTTCGGTTCTCCAGGAGCATAGTTTGGGGTAAGCGTTTTTATAACGTTAAGTTAGGGAGCTTCGGCTCCCTTTCTTTTTGGGAACAATTAAGTTAGAATTAAATTCTAGGGTATATTAATTTGTTCTATCGACTGACCTAGCAGACAACCCAAGACGATAGATCTTTTTTCCACAGGAGGAAATAAATGGGACAATCAACATTTTCGGGTCCAATTAGATCATTAGCTGGATTCATAGGCGCAGGTAATGCTAACGTAGTTAGTCTAACTGCTGACACAACCCTTACAGTAGCAGATCACGCTGGTAAAATACTGTTAACTAACGACGCTGATGGTAAGTTTACTTTACCTAGCATAGTAGCAACAGCTCCAGGCAGAGATGATGATCCTAACCAGTTGAATAATTTAGGTGCTACTTTTACTTTTGTAGTAGTAACAGCTGCAACAGATATGGATATTTTAACTGACGGAACTGATAAGTTCGTAGGCGGAGTTTATTTAGGTAAAGATAACGCTAGTGGTAAGATATTTATTTCTGGTGCTAGTAACGACGTAGTAACTATGAACGGTACAACTAAAGGCGGTATAGCAGGTAGCATAGTCAGATGTACAGCTATAGCTAGTGCTAAGTATGCTATTGAAGGCATAGTTTTAGCATCAGGTACTATAGTAACTCCATTCGCTGACGCGTAAGGGAGGTAAACTATGGCTGACGCAGTAACATCAACAACCATATTAGATGGTGATAAAGATTTTATAGTTCAGTTGACTAATGTTAGTGATGGCACTGGTGAAAGTGCCGTCGCTAAAGTAGATGTGAGCGGGTTGACAGCCCGTAAGAGCGACGGAGCAGCATGTACAGGTATTAAGTTAAAAACTGTTTACTACTCAATATTAGGGTTTACTAAAATAGGTTTATTTTGGAACGCTACTAGTAATACATTATGTATGGAGTTAAACCCTAGTGCTGATGGCATTTTAGATTTTACACCTTTTGGTGGTCTACAAAATACAGCAGGTAGTGGTAAGAACGGTGATTTACTTTTAACCACTACTGGTCATAGCTCAGGTGATACATACCTTATAGTCTTACACTGTATTAAAGATTATGAGTAATGGCTACATCAAACAGTAAAACTTTTTTACTAAACGTAGCGGATGCTATAGAAGAAGCTTTTGAACTAGCGGGTATTGAATTAAGAACAGCATACGATGCTGAGTCTGCTAGAAGAAGCTTAAATATAATGTTTGCTGATTGGTCTAATAGAGGTGTAAACCTTTGGACCATAGAGGAAGTAACCACTACTTTAACCGCAGGAACTAGTTCATATACTTTAAATAGT